AAAATGATTAATAACGGAATATGTATAGATTGTGGACATAGACACAGAGGGATTGCACAATGTAGTTTCTGTGATTGTGTATGGGAATCTATAAAATTAGTGGAGGAAAATATGATTAAAAAAATATGGCAAAAAATTAAGAGTTGGTTTTGGGTTAAAGACTAATGAACTTAGCTGATCTATTAAAAAAGAATTTTGTATTAGTTCCGGTTGTGGCATCAATCCTGGTCGGAACTTTTACAGGAGTTAGATATGTTGTCAATCTTACTGACACTATCAACTCTAACCAGCAAGAAATTGTAGATCTTAAACGAGATTTAAAAGTTGCTGAAGATAAAATTGTAGATCAAAATACAAGACTAACTTCTGCAGAATCTACGTGGCAAATGGCAGAAAATTTATATAGACAATTAGCAGATCAAGTTAGAGAACACGACTATGATATTAAGGATTTAAATAGGTAATGACCCATGGAGAGAGCCAGGATGAATTATTATTTTACAGGACTGCTTATCTTAGCTCTTACAATATTAGCGTTATTTATAGAACCTGCGTATCCTAGAAACGAATATCTTAACGAGTATGGTGTAAGATGTGGTGAAATGGAAATCTCTACAGAACAAAGAGAGACTGATTATAATTATAGTGATAGTAATACACATGAAGATCAATATCTTAGATTTACTTACAGAAAATATTTAGGCACAGATTGTAAAACATCAAAAGAAAACGTAGCAATCAAACAACAACTAGAGCTGATGAAAATGTGTGGTAGGGTTAATAGTAATCCTAGTTTAGCACTTAATTCAAACTTTGCTTTATTAGTAGAAAAATGTAGAGGTGTAACTCCTGCAAAAGACAATACTAGACCAGCTGATTCACAGAGTCTTTGGGATGATTTAAAAGATCAGTATAAAAAAGAAAACCCAGACGTTCAATTAATGGGAGATAAGTTCATAAACTCAGGAAGAACTAAATTGAAAATGCCTCCAAAAGATTATATACTGCCGCTACCAAAACCTAAAATAAATGAGTAAACCATTAAAAATTTCTGAAGAAGCTGCTGTGCACATGCCAATGAAAACCGTAGCGTCTTTGATTATAATTGTAGCACTTGGCACCATGGGTTATTTTCAGATTATAGAACGTCTCAATGTTGCAGACACTCGGTTACAAATAATGGAGAAGGACCTGGAAGAAAACACAGAGTTTAGAATAAAATGGCCAAGGGGCCAACTTGGATCGTTGCCCGCGGATTCTGAGCAGTACATGATGCTGGAGGATTTGTATAAGACTACGGATAAGTTATCTGAACATATAGATAGTATGGCACTAAATAAAGTTAACATAGAATTTTTAACAAAACAAATGGACAAAGTTTTAGCAGACATTGAATCATTAAAAGATAAAGCTAGAGATATGCATTACAAGAATGGAAACGGCCAATGATAGGTTTATTTTTTATAGGTATTGTAGTTTCAGTTATTGTAATGACTATATTAATACATGTGAGGAAATATGATTGTTGAATGTGTAGCTCTATTAATGTTTGTGCAAGGAGAAATTACAGAAGCGCGTTATCAAGATAAGGGTATGGCACAATGTATACGTGGTAAACTTACAGCAGAGAGACAATACAGTGAAACTGTATCTTACAAATGCTATAAGGGTAAGGCAGAATTAGAAGATAATATTGACGGCAGTAAAAGTATTAAAAAACTTATTATTGAGTAATGCAAAAGCCCAATAAAAAACGTAATCCTGTTGCGAAACAACTTAGACATTTTAAAAATAAAGTGTTAAAAAATAAAAAGAAATATGACAGAAATAAAAAACTTAATTCTTCCAAACTACGGGATTATTAGAACTAAAGTACCTACTGATCTTTTAAAGTTTTTACAAAAAGAAAGTAACAACAAACGTAATTTAAAAAAATTTGTTTCAGGTATAACTAAAACAGAAGCTGGAGACAGACCTGGTGTAGCTAAACACCTATACGTTTCTGATGAAGGAACAGAAAAACTACAAAAATATATAGACACATTAATTGTTGAATATAATAAACTTTATCCTAATTACTTTAAAAATATAGAAGTATTAAATAAAAGTTGTCCGTTATGGTTAGGAAAACCCTGGTATAATTATCAGAAAAAAAATGAATATATCCCTTTACACTCCCATGAAGGTATATTATCGTATAGCATATGGATTCAGGTCCCCAAAGGTTGTGACACCATTTACGAATGGAGTTATGGCACAATCATTGGTAAACACGAGAGGTCTCGAATGAATATAAAACATGAAAACGAAGGTGAAATAGTGGTATTTCCCGCAGGTCTACATCATTCTGTGTATCCTTTTACTGATTCTAATAAAACAAGAATATCAATTGCAGGAAATATTTTTTTAAAAGTTGATAACAGCAGAATCTAATATGAATCTTTCACGAAATTTTACTCTTTCAGAGTTAACTAAATCAGATACGGCCATCAGGAAGGGCATCAATAATAATCCTAACGCAGAACAAATAGAAAAACTAAAAGCTTTATGTGAAAATATTTTACAGCCAGTACGTGATCACTTCGGCAGGGTAAAGATAACCAGTGGATTCCGTAGTGTAGAATTATGTGTAGCTATTGGTAGTTCTGCAAATTCACAGCATGCCAAGGCTGAGGCCGCAGACTTCGAATGTGTTGGCGTAGACAACGCTGAACTTTTTGATTGGATTAAATCAAACCTTGAACCGGATCAAATGATCCTTGAGTTCTACACTCCAGGCGAACCTAACTCAGGTTGGATTCATGCAAGTTGGATTGATGGTACACCAAGAGCATCATATCTGTGGGCTTACAAATCAGAAGGTAAAACAAAATACAAACCTATGCTAGGGAGTGCTAAAGAACTTGTCTAAAATTAATTTAATGAGAGCGTTTAGTAATATTGACACTGTTCAAGGTGTTTGTGAAGAATGTCAGGAAGATACAATTTTAGTTGCAATCGTTACAGAATTTTATAGATGTACTAATTGCGGACATGACACTAAGCAACATATTAATGGTAGCATTAGATATTTAAAATTGTCAGAGAGTGATAAAAAATTTATAAGAGAATATGGCAAGGAAATTTAAAAATTTTATACCTAGACCAAAGCCAAAGAAAAGGCCTCGGGTCCATAAAAAATCAAAAAATAAAAGTGAGAAGCGTAACTTTAAAAAATACAACCGACAAGGGCGTTAAGTATTTTCTTCAATAGATGGGTCAACAATAGTGACCTGTTCACACGAAAACTTAGGATATAAGCGGCTATTAACTATAACATCTTCAGTAAAGGGACCTTGATATAATACGTCATAAGACTCAGAAAGCCCATTTCGAACACAATTATAATAATCTGATTGTTCTTTAGGATATCCAGGGGGTATGGCGCACTGCTGAGTTACAACTGAACATATATAAATAGTTAAAAAAAATTTCATATAAACCTTGACTACTATTATTTTATAGGATAAACGAATAAAATGTTAATTACAGAAAGGATATAACAGATGACTGATTTTAACAAGTACCAAAATATCTCAGTGAAAAAAGAAGTTTACGCTAAGATAGATAAAATTAGAAAAGTGATAGTACCTGATGACCCAAATGTATCAAGGGCCCAGGTGGTTACTATTCTAGTAAACAAAGAAGCCAAACGTTTAAATGGCAAAATCAAAGACTAACCAATACAGGAGGAAAGTATGAAATATACATTAGTCAAAAGAGTAACGTTCAATTACAAAGGAGCGACAGACCTAGTGAGTGTGATAAGAGAAGCAGACTCATTAGAAGATGCGATTAAATATAAAGTAGGTGCAGAAATGTTAGAAGAATCCGCAGACAATAAAAAGTTTGAAATTCTTATTAACACTGACAATGTATTTGATTACATCAATAAGAGTTCCGACCATCCGTTGATGCTTACAAATGAAGTTAAAAGTAAAAAAGCATCTTAATGACGGAACTTAGAGAAGGTCACTTTTATATTATAGATAGTAATAAGGCTAAAAATTTTGACAAAGAAAATACTGCCAAACTTAATCAGGCCCGTGAAATTTATAATGAAACAAATGGTTTACAAAATATTTCGGAGCATGAACTTAAAAAATTTAATGAGTTGATGAAGTACAAAAGATGATGTCAGAGGCCGACATAAAAGAATACCATAAACTAGTTGAAAAACTAGAACTAGCTAAAAAGAAGGGGACTCCGACAGACGATCGGGGTCCTGGAGACCTTACTAAACAAATAGAAATATTAGAATTTAGAAACGAAAAATTACATACGTACAATGAAAAATTAATTAAAGAAGTTAGATCTCTTCGATCTAAACTATACGTAAAGGAGAACTAATGACAAAACTAGATAGTTATACTTGGTTAAAAAGAATGATGGCAAGATGCACGTCAGTTAAAACTTTAAGAACTCTTTTTATAAAAAGGTATGGCACAAGAAATGTGCCTTTTCTTGAGAGTGTTCAAAAACAATTTGGTTATTATGATTAAAGGCGATAGTACAGAATACAATCTACTAGAACAATGGACCAAGGACTTTGACTGTCAGGGATTTATGACAGCTGAGATAGGAGTAAGAGAAGGACTCGGATCTAAAATAATGTTGGATAATTTAAAAAATATTTATTTACATGTGGGTATAGATCCATACGGTAATTTAAAGTATCAACATTACGATGACACAGGTTCTTATACCTGTGATTACACAGATACTATGAGAGATAAACTGTTAGAAGATATGGCAGTTTATAAAGGTAAGTTTAGATTGTATAATGATACTGATACAAATTTTATGAATGATCATGACTTTGTTGAAAGTAAATTTACATTCGTTCACTTCGATGGTCCACATATGACTAAAGATGTATTGACTGAGTCTATTTGGTTTGCAAATAGGACAGGCCCCAAGACACGTTTTGTATTTGATGACTTCCCTAAATATAATATGCAGCTGATTCGTGATTGTTTAAAACCTTTTGGCTTTGATATTATGGACCAAGGTAAAAATAAAATCTGTTTAGAAAAACAACGATTGGTAATGTAATGGGATACAAAGATCCTCACGACGAACGGAGAGTACAAAAGGATTTTGAATATCAAAACTCGGAACGCGGATATGTAACTAGATGTATTTCTGCTAAATTTAAACCTAGTTATAGGAAGTACGGGGGACATTTTCCTGCTATAGATAAAAAAGAATTTTGGAGATTATACATGAATCATATTATTAATATGAAAGAAAAATTTCCAGGAACAGATGGTAGAATCTGTAGGTATTGCGAACAGCCATTTACATTTAAAGCTAGACGTGGAACTAGAGGTAAAGGATATCAAGGACGTAAAGGACAAATAAAAACTAATTTTAGTGTTGATAGATATGACCCGAGACTAACCTACATGACTGATAATATTGTCTTTTGTTGTGTGTCTTGTAATGATAAAAAAAGAGATAGTAATCCAAGTGACTGGTTAAATTATTTAAGAGTAGGACTGGAGTTTAAACGTGATTAGAATATTAATTGTATTATTGTTGTTGAGTGGATGTGCTAAAGACTACGACCTAAACCCATGGACAACAGTTCTAAAACATACATTGAAAGGAAACTATGATAAAACTAAATAAAAAATTTTACTACCCGACTTCGACTCGGAAAATTATAGATGGTAAAAGACATTACCTGGTGGGTGACGAAAAGTTACCAAGTGTTACAAGTATATTAAAAGCCTGCGAGAGTGAAGAAAAGAAAGCTTCATTGGAAGCGTGGAAAGCTAGAGTAGGAGAGACTGAAGCCACAAGAATCAAGGACAATGCTGCATCAAGAGGGACCCTTATGCATACAATTCTTGAAGGACATATCTTGAATAGACCTGTTATAGATCTAACGCCGGAAGGACAACTAGCTACGAAGATGGCAAGACAAATCGTGGACCAGGGATTAACAGGTAAGCTAGAAGAATTGTGGGCAGCTGAATGTGTTTTATTTTATCCTGACATGTACGCAGGGGCTAGTGATGGAGTCGGAATCTATGAAGGCAAAGAAGCTATTATTGATTTCAAACAAACTAATAAACCAAAAAGAAAAGAATGGATTGAAGATTATTACTTACAACTAGCAGGATATGCTATCGCCCATAACCAAATCTATCAAACTAATATCCAGTTTGGAATCATTCTAATGTGTAGCAAAGATCTATATTACCAGGAATTTCGCGTAGAAGGCGAAGAATTCAAACATTATGCGAACGAATGGTGGAAGAAAGTAGACCAATATTATAGGCAGAAAAAAGAATGGGAAGAAATAGTTGACAGGGCCGGAATGTAATGTTATATAGGATATTATATGAAAGGAATAAATATGAAAAAATATAACGTTAAATACAAAGTTAAATTTACCAAGCAAGAACTAGAACGAATATGGTATGTTTTTAATCAAGAAGTAGAAGACCACAAATGCAATATAAGAGGCGGTGGCACGGGTTATGAGGGTTGTTTGTACGATGCTAAACTAATAGTCAGAAAACTCAAACCTTTAGCAAAAAAATTAGATTTATATTGTGAGGTATAATGAGAAAATTAATTACATACTATAGCGGTAAAATCAAAGACTACCCTGGAGCAGAAAAAACAAAGGTCAAGTATCCTACGGTAGATTTAAAAGGAACTATATTCTGCAAAGCTAAAAAATGTAGCAATCCTTTGTATAAAAATGAGAGTAGCAGTTTTCGTGGATATTGTCAGGACTGTGGCTAAAATACAACAATAGTGTGACATTTATGTCACACTACCCTTTGGGCTAGGGTAAAAGCCCCTATAGACTTTTTTTGCTAGAAAAATTTTTTTGTTTTTCAATTTACGAATCGTGGTTACAATGGTTACAATGGGTTTCAATGTACTATTATTCGCTAATACCAACAGTTCTAGACGATATTTTTGTAACAAATCTTGGTTACAATGTGGTTACAGTGGTTACAATCCAGTAAAATCAACACTTTTAGCATCCCCGTACGCGCGCATATGAATTGAGTTTTTGGAAAAAAGTTGCCTAGAGAAAAAACCTATAGGTGCTATAAGAAGATATGCGTAGAAATAAGAAATCCAAATACCGACATGTTGTAATTAAAAATAAGAAATATTATTTTTATTCTATAACCTGGTTGGATATCACGGGTGACAGCGGGCACGCTACATCAGAAGAGTTCTTAAAGTTTAAGCCAAGTGTAATGGTAACTCAAGCTTATTTATTTAATAAAGATAAAAAGAATATTAAAACGTTTGCTTCTTATGAAGAGGGAGATGAATTATTTTCTGATCGTAATGTATTTCCTAGAGGGTGTGTTATTAAAATGGAAAAAATTAATCTTTAACTTCTTCTGCTACTTCTGCATCGGCTTCTATAATTGGTTTGTAAGTTTTTAAAGCTTTCGCTAAAAGTTTATCTAACTCTGATTCTTCCATGTTATCTATGTCTTTATGTAAATGTAGATGATTATTATTTTGATACCCGGCTGCTTTACCTCTAGCTACTTCTGCATTAATTGCAGCACTCCAGGCTTTTGATTCTCTTGCTTCATCCCGCAGCTGCCCAAGTTCACTGTAATGAGATTCTTTTGTAACATCATATTTTTTTAATTTTTCTGTTTTTAACCTGCCTATGTACTGACTAACTAAAGGGTAGAGAGAAGGGTTTTGAAGCTTACTAGCAGAGACATAGGCAGAATTAGGATCATAACCTGCTTCAATGGCACATTCGGTAGCTGTCTTCCTACCTTCATTGGCCACGACTAAATTAGCAAATTTGATTTGTTTTTCTGTAAGTCTTTTTGGTAAACCCATGACTTGCATTATAGGATATATTTGGTATATGTTCAAGCATGGTATCAGGAAAGCTGTTAAGACAGGTCTTAGATAAGTTTATGAAATCACCAGTAGCCCAAGAGGCTAGAGTCCAGGTGTGTTTACCTAACGGTAAATATTATGACATCCAAGATATTAAATTAATGGAAAACAAAATACTTGGCGTGCGTGAGACTCATAGATTGGTGATGACATTGTATACTTCTAAATGGAATTTGGGTGAAGTTATTAAAAAAATTGATTAGCCAAAGAGCGACACACTTAGCCTAAAAAATGATTAAAGGTGAGACTAAATTTTGGCATGAAATTAAAGCGTTCAATATTAAAAATAATTGCAAATTATCATTTACACGCGTGGAAAATAGTGCTGCACATGGGACTCCTGATATACTGGGGTATAATAGTTTTGGCCACTTTTTCACTATAGAACTTAAGTTAAGTTTGGCTAAAAAAATTAGATTCTCTCCGCACCAAATCGGCTTTCATTTAACTCATCCAAACAATTCATTTATCATGCTAAAGGCCCTCGGTCCTTTAGCCATAAAACTTTATGAGGGAAGGTATATAGAAGATTTAATTAAGGGGAAGGCAGAACCATGTGCCGTGGGCATGCTGTCAAGTCTTAAATTTTTACAAAAAGTTTAGCGTCCTATAATATCCTATGTCCAAAGTCAATGGACAAAGTGTCGCGGCCCAAGAGAAGAGCTTGTGGGCGGGACCCACCCCGGCCTGCGGCCTGTGGCTTGCGGCCTGCGGTTCATGGTGCGTGCTTGCGGGCGGGACCCACCCTATTTTTT